CCCTGCAGTCAGCCACTTTATGCGCTTCTGGCTATGGCTCACAACAGGTATGGTTACAAAAGAGTGGGTAGCAGTACACCGCAAACATCACGCATTCAGTGATACCATTGGCGATCCACACAGTCCGCGAGTATTTGGACTAGGCACAGTCTTATTTGGCGGAGCATTTTTATATGCCAAAGCCGCACGAGATCAAAAGATGTTGAAGCAGTACGGTGTGGGTACACCCGATGACTGGGTAGAGCAGAATGTTTACAGTCGCTATCCTTGGTTAGGTATAGTCTTGATGTTTACTATAGATGCTCTACTATTTCAAAACTGGGGTATTGTAGTTTGGCTTGTACAGATGGCTTGGATACCATTTTGGGCCGCTGGTGTTATCAATGGTGTTGCACACTGTTTTGGTTATCGCAATGGTAAAACCAGAGATAGAAGTAAAAACCTAGTACCCTGGGGTATCATAATTGGAGGCGAAGAGCTACACAACAATCATCACCTAAATCCTGCTAGTGCTAAACTAAGTCTTAAAGAATTTGAATTCGATATTGGTTGGTTTTATATACAAGTTTTACGCCGTTTGAGCTTGGCAACAGTCAAATAATCCTGTATAATAACTAAATGTTAGATACTATCCAGCAAGCCGTCTTGCAATTACTTCCTGTGCGTCGTAAAAACACGCAAACGGGCTGGGTATCATTTAACGCTGTTTGTTGTACACATAATGGAGAAACTCCTGATAAGAGAGGTAGGGGAGGGATCAAGACTAACAACGGTGCAGTATCTTATCACTGTTTTAACTGCGGTTACACCGCAAGTTTTGTTCCGGGTAGACATCTTAGTTTCAAATTTAGGAAACTGTTAGCCTGGTTAGGTGCTGATGATCTCACAGTTCGTCATTTAGTAATTGACGCTGTTAGATTGAAAGAACTTGTAGCGCCGGAAGAGCTCGAGGATACTCCAGAGGAGGAGATCCGGTTCGACCAGAGAGAACTACCCGACGGGTCAACGAGTCTAACATCGTGGATGACCCGGGTGATAGAGGATGCAGACTGCTTGATTCCTCCCCAACTCGCTACTGGGGTAGAGTACTTAAACAGCCGTGCTATAGACACAGCCAAGTATGAGTTTTACTTTACTGACAATCATGCATACAACCTACATCGTAGAATAGTAATACCATATTATTATAAGAATCAAATAGTAGGTAGTAGTAGCAGAGCATTAGACAATGCTATAAAGCCCAAGTACTGGAGTAATCATCCAGCAGACTATGTGTTTAACTTAGACAAGCAGGCCGCAGACTGGAAGTTTGTTATTGTAGTTGAAGGTCCATTTGATGCTATGAGCATTGATGGTGTTAGTATACAGGGCAGTGAAATAAGTGATACACAAGCAGAACTGATAGACAGACTACAGCGTGAAGTCATTGTTGTACCAGACACAGATTCAGCAGGACGCAAGATGGTGGATCGTGCTATAGAACTTGGCTGGACTGTAAGTTACCCACTGTGGCAAGAAACTTGTAAAGACTTGAATGAAGCAGTGGTTAAATATGGCAAACTGTTTGTACTGAAGAGCATAATAGAAGCAAGAGAAACTAGTCGTTTAAAAATTGAGTTGAAAAAGAAAAAATTGTATGCTTGATACAATCAAAGGACTACATCTTGAACTTACTAATATCTGTACACTAAAGTGTCCTCGTTGTTCACGCACAACTTTTTTAGAAACTTTTAAAAACAAAAACTGGACTAATAAACAAATAAACCTGCAGGATCTACAAAATTTTATTGACATCAACCTACATGGTAAACTGTTTAACCTATGTGGCAATGATGGAGATCCAATATACTATGATCAACTATTTGAATTAGTGCGCTGGGTAAAAAGTAACAACGGCCTAATACAAATAAGCACGAACGGTAGTTATAAAAAACAAGACTGGTGGAGTGAACTCGCAGGGCTATTAACAGCAGATGATAAAATCATATTTGCTATAGATGGCATGCCAAACAACTTTATACAGTATAGAATAAATGCTGACTGGGAAAGCATGTTAGTGGGTATCAAAACTATGGTTGCCAGTGAAGCAAAAGTTGAATGGCAGTATATTCCGTTTAGTTACAATATTGATAGCATTGAGCCCGCCCGACAATTAAGTCAAGAGTTAGGATTTGACTTTTTTAATATATTATATAGTGATAGATGGGAATCAGATAATGATCCTTTTAAGCCAGCAATAGATGACCAGGGCCCACGTTACGAAAAAATAGTTGATTGGAGACAAGGTAAAAATGTAGAAATAGATCCTCAATGTAAAACTACACACGCTGACCATTTTATTACAGCAGATGGATATTATACTCCTTGCTGTTATTCAGCAAATTATAAGTTTTTTTACTCGAGTGACTTTTATAAAAACAGGAAAGACTATAAAATAAGTACTACTACACTCACAACAGTGTTATCAAAACTAGCAGATTTTTATAATACTATCGAAACAGTAAAACCAAAATTCTGCTCTTTTAATTGCCCGAGATTATGAAAGAATATTCAGCAGAAATACAAAAACTATTTTTAGAAATGATGTTGCAGGATGCAGAAACATTTGTGCGTGTGCAGAACATTTTTAACGAGCAGAACTTTGATCGCAGTCTGCGTGAGGCGGCTGCCTTTATTAAGAAGCACACAGAAGATCACAAGGCTATGCCTACAAAGGAACAGGTCAAGGCCACAACAGGCGTTGAACTGAAAGAAGTTCCGGATGTACGTGAAGGACACTACAACTGGTTTATGGAAGAGTTCGAAGGCTTTAGTCGCAGACAAGAACTTGAACGTGCTATTCTCAAAGCCGCTGACATGATTGAAAAGGGTGAATATGATCCTGTTGAAAAATTAATTAAAGACGCAGTACAGATCAGTCTTACAAAGGACATGGGTACAGACTACTTTGAAGACCCCAGAGCAAGGCTGATGAAGATTAAAAGCAACAACGGGCAAGTCAGCACAGGTTGGCCCACAATGGACAAACGCTTGTTTGGTGGTATGAACAGAGGCGAGCTAAACATCTTTGCTGGTGGATCTGGTAGCGGTAAGAGTTTGTTTATGCAGAACATTGCTATTAACTGGATCAGTCAAGGACTTAACGGTGTGTTCTTAACACTAGAACTTAGTGAAGAACTTTGTGCTATGCGCATGGATGCTATGGTAGCAAACATGAGCACAAAAGAAATATTCAAAGACTTAGACACCGTTGAAATGAAAGTTAAGATGGTAGGCAAGAAGTCAGGCAAACTACGCATCAAGTATATGCCAGCACAAAGCAACGTTAATCAGATTAGAGCATACTTAAAAGAACTTGAAATACAAACAGGGCAAAAGACAGACTTTATTATGGTAGACTATTTGGACTTGGTTATGCCAGTTAGTGCTAAAGTATCGCCAAGTGATTTGTTTATTAAAGACAAGTATGTGTCAGAAGAACTGCGTAACTTGGCCCGTGAGTTTGAAATATTAATGATTACAGCATCGCAGTTGAATCGTAGTGCTGTTGAAGAAATTGAATTTGACCACAGCCATATCTCGGGTGGTATTAGTAAGATCAACACAGCAGATAATGTGTTTGGTATCTTTACAAGTCGTGCTATGCGTGAGCGTGGACGCTATCAAATACAGTTGATGAAAACACGTAGTTCAAGTGGTGTAGGCACAAAAGTAGACTTGGAGTTTAACTTAGAAAGTTTGCGTATTACAGATCCAGGTGAAGAAGGGCAAAGTGAAGGTGGTGGCTTTGGCGGGCAAAAGCCAAGTGATATTATGAGTCAGATTAAATCCACTAGCACAGTTACCCCATTTGCACCGCCTCAAGAAACGGGTAAAGTGCAGGCTGATGTAGACAGCACAAAACTCAAGCAAATGCTTGCAGTGATTAAGAGTAAAACTGAATAAATACTACAAACCTGGAGTAAATTTTGCAAAAGAAAACTCGTAGTATCCTGTCAGAACTTGCTGATATGCCAGTCACTCGCGATAGATCCAATCTAGTGGAAAGCCGTGCGAGTCACGTTATACAGGGTGCTATCAACTTGATCAACTATATTAAAGAGCACTATGAGCCAGAGCAGGCATTAGAGCTTGAGCGTAGACTGTTGAACAGTATTAAAGCACAAGATCCAAGTAAATTTACTCGCAAGATTAGGAGATTTGGGCGTGAAGATTAGAGAGATTACAGAGGGTATTATAGATGCGTTTGCCGCCGGCACTAGAAAAGGTATGTCAAGTGACCCGTATCTTACGAGAGACTTAACAACGGCAGTAATGGCTCCTGGAGAGGCAGAAAAACTTGCAAAGTACAATAAATTGCAAAAACAACAGGCCCAGCAGGATTGGGTACAAGGTGCTGTAGAAAAAAGCAAAGACCCTAATGCTGGAAGTATGGATAAATTAGCAGGTTGGTGGGCAAAAAAGTTTGATAAATCTGGAAGCCAGACGCAACAACCACAACCACAGGATCAACAACAAGACCAGCAACAACAAAATCAGCAACAACAGCAACAACAAAATCAGCAACAACAGCAATCAAGGTCACAAGGGAACCCTAACGCAAACTTAAACACAAAGATAGCATATTTGGTCCAGCAAGGCTTTCTACAAAGTGGTAGAATTTCAGATGATGAAAAACGATATATTGATGGTGTTGATGTTTGGGTAGACGAAAATAAATTTGCCAAAGAAGATCCAAGCACCAGGTTTATAAAAGCAACACGCCCGCATCATTCATTATTCATGGGCAGTGTACAAATTCCAATGGGCGAATGGCAGAAAGCATTAGGACGTAGTGGCGAAGGTTTAAGTGGATATGTAAGTTTTGATCTTACTCCAGCAGGTTGGTGGAGTACCGATTTTAATGCATATATCAATCCAAATAATCAATTAGACGACTTAGTAACCCGCTACCAGAGAGGTTAATATGATATTAACCGAAGGTGGAAATATCTTTAAGGATGCTGATAAAAATCCTTTAACACAACGTATTAAACGAGAAGATATTCCTAGTACCGTTGCTTGGCTAGAAAAAGTTTCAGGCTTAAAATTTCCTACAAACACTTGGTTAGGTAGCACAGGTAAAAAAGCCACATCAGGCGACCTTGACCTACAAGTTGATTCTAATACTACAGACAAAGACACACTAGTACAAATGCTACTAGCCGCAGGTGTTGCTAAAACAGATATTAAAAAGTCTGGTGACAGCGTACACGTTAAAGCACCTATAGCAGGCGACAGAGCCAATGGTTATGCCCAAGCAGACCTAATGTTCACAGATGACCCAGCGTGGCAATCCTTTGCTATGTCAGGCAGTGGCGAAGGCAGTGTTCTACCAGGTATGGCTAGACACATTATATTAAGCAGTATTGTTGCTGAACTACAACCTAACTTAAAGTGGAGTTACAAACACGGACTTGTACACAGAGATACAGACCAACCTTACGAAGGTGGTAAGAGTCCTGCTACACTTAGCAAAGTAACAGGTATTCCAGTAGGCAAACTTAATACAGCAGATGACATTATAGATGCTATCAAAGGTGCCAGTAACTACGATCAGTTGGTCAGTAGAGCAAGGGAAACACTAGAGCGTTCCAATATACAATTACCAGAGTCAGCACCACTACCAGGTACAGGTGCTTGGTTCAACAGTATGGCTGAAAGTGCCGAATACAGTTTTATTAAAACCTTAACAGAAGATGTTAAGGGACGTACCCCACACCCAGAGGATGCTATATTCTCGGGTAGTGCCGCCGCTAGTCAGCAGATTGCTGGACTTGGCGCAGTTGTATCAAACCCAAACAAACTTACTATTAAATGGGATGGATTCCCAGCACTTATATTTGGTCGTGATCCTGCTGACGGTAGACTAGCAGTTATGGACAAGTATATGTGGTCAAAAGGTGTATTGGCTAAAAGTATTGATGAGTGGAAGCAGTACGACAGTACCAAAGCACAGGGCGGACTACGTGGAGATTTGTACAATAAACTAGCACAAATTTGGCCAGGACTAGATGCCGCAACAGAAGGCTCAGGCTTTTATTGGGGTGACTTACTGTACGCAGGACAGTTACAGCCACAGGCAGGATCGTACAACTTCAAACCAAACACAGTTGAATACCGTATCCCAGTCAACAGCAACTTGGGTAAGATGGTAGGTAATAGTGTTGGCGGTATAGTTGTGCATCAAAAGTTTGACCAGCCAGGAGGTACTAGTGCCCAGTGGGATGGAAAAGGCCTAAAGAATGTACCAGGTGGTGTAGCAATACTAACACCCAGTGCTGGTATACGTTTTGAACTTAAAGAGCCTGTACAAGCAGAAAAGAAGGCCAAAGCCGCAGTACAAAAATATGGTAGTGCAGTTGATCAATTACTAGCACAAATACCAGCAAGTACAATACAGCAGATCAAACGTTACTACAATCAGTATGTAACAGGACAAACAACACAGCCATTATATACTTGGTTAGAAGGCAACACAAGTCAAAAACAATTCCAAGCATTAGTAGGTGATGATTATAGTGGGTTATTATTTGCACAAAACGCACAGGGCAAGCCTGTAGCAAGTCCAGGTGCAGAAGGACTTACAGCAATATTCAATGCTATACTACAATATAAACAAAACTTACATCAGCAGTTAGATGCACAGGTGCAAGGGTTTGAACAGTATGTAAATGATCAACCTGCAGGTGAAGGTTTTGTATTCCCAACTCCGCAAGGACTAGTTAAAATAGTAGACCGTGCAGGCTTCAGCGCCGCAAACTTTGCTAAACCATAAATTCTTTGTTCTTGTATAAATATTATCATGCGTA